CACGTATCGTATATTCAAGTATTAAAAATTAAAAAGTTATGAGATTTATCAATGACCCCGCTCTTGGTGATTATTTTATCACAGTAGATGACCTAAACTACTCAGCATTTATAAAAATTACCCCTGATAGTGGGATTCCTTATGATTCATGTGTAGGGCATTTTACTAATTTAGGAAAAGCACTTGAAAAAATTGGAGAACATAAAGTAAGACGACAGTCTTATGATACTATTAAAGAGTATCTTATAGAATATGAAAAAATTAAAAATGAATTAAAAAATCTAATTTAAAAAAATGGTAAAAGCACTATTTAACGCATGCATCGTCAAGGCTATAGAACAAGACGAAAGTACATATGGGACAATTGTTGTCCCTGATATGGGTAAAGAAAAAAATATTAATGCCGAAGTAATTTCAGTAGGACCTGGTTGGTATACTGCTATGGGTACTTTTATAGAAACCATAGTAAAAGTAGGTGATAAAGTTGTTTTACCATCTATGGGAGCTACCAAAATGGATTATGATGGTGAAGAATATTTAATGATTGAAGAAAATAAAATTTTAGGAATTATAGAAAAATGAGTAAAGTAACTATTGTAAATTACGGAGACGACTCCCGTAAAAAGTTAATTAACGGAGTTAATCAACTTGCTGATGCAGTCGTAACTACTTTAGGTCCCAACGGACGAAATGTTGTTATTCAAAATAACCAAGGAGTACCCCAAAGTACTAAAGATGGTGTAACAGTAGCTAGAGCCATTGAACTTGAAGACACAGTAGAAAATACTGGTGTACAAATGGTAAAGCAAGCAGCTATTAAAACCGCTGAACAAGCAGGTGATGGTACTACTACTTCTACTTTGTTAGCTCGTGAAATTGTTAACGCTGGGATGCGTTATAGTGATAAGGGCCATAATGTAGTAGAAATTAAAAGAGGTATTGATAAGTGTGTTAAAGCCCATGTAGAGTTTCTTCGTGATATGTCTCAAAATATTTCTAATGAAGACCAATTACGTCAGGTAGCTACTATCTCAGCTAATAATGATGAAGAAGTAGGTGAACTAATTGCTACTGCAATGGAAAAAGTAGGACGTGATGGTGTAGTTACTATTGAAGAGTCACGAACTGGGGAAACTTACCTTGAAACTGTAGAAGGTTTACAATTTGATCGTGGATTTAAATCTCCATATTTTGTAACAAATAATGATACTATGAGTTGTATTCTTAAAGATACAGCTATATTATTTTATAATGGTAGAATTACAAATATAAAAGATCTTTTACCTCTTCTTGAAAATTTATCTCAACAAGCAAAGTCACTTCTTGTTATTGCTGAAGATATTGATGGGGAAGCTTTAGCAACTCTAGTTGTAAATAAAATGAGAGGAATCTTAAATGTATGTGCAGTCAAAGCCCCAGATTTTGGAGATCGTCGCACTTTAATTATGAATGACATGGCTACTCTTACAGGAGGTCAAGTTGTTGATAAAGATAAAGGTATGAAACTTGATAAATTTGATCTTAAGTGGTTAGGTGAATGTCGTACCGTAACTATTACTAAAGAACAAACAACTATTGTTGATGGTGCCGGTGAAGAAGAAGCAATTGAAGGATTATGTACTCAACTTCAATCCCAAATTGAAAATTCAAGTTCCCCATTTGAAATGGAAAAACTCCAAGAACGTTTAGCTAAACTCACTGGTGGGATAGCAGTAATCCATGTTGGTGGAAATACTGAAACGGAAATGAGGGAGAAAAAAGATCGAGTTGATGATGCTCTACAAGCTACTAAAGCAGCTATTGAAGAAGGTATTATTCCTGGAGGTGGAGTCGCACTTCTTAGATCAGGACATAAAGTTACATGTAGTACTGACAATGCTGACCAAAAAATAGGATGTAATATTATGTATAATGCTCTCCGTAAGCCATTTGAACAGATTTTAATAAATGCGGGAGTGCAAGATGTTCATGGTATTGAGTATCGAGTAAAAGGTAGATCTAATACTAACACAGGTTATAATATTAAAACTAATAAATTTGAAGATTTTTTAGAAGCAGGTATTATTGATCCTACTAAAGTTACACGTTGTGCCCTTGAAAATGCTGCTTCTATTGCTAGTACTATTTTACTTACGGAATGTACAGTAGTTAATAAGCTAGAGGAAAAGCAAGAAGAAGTTGGAGGTATGCCTGGAATGTTTTAAATTAGAGTAATGAGTGAATTTGAAACAGTAGAAAAAAAACAACTGATCGCAGAAAGAGTACCACCGGGTGACCGGTGGGCTCTTACTGCAGATCCTTTAAAAGCAGTACATGAGTCCCTTACTGATACTTTAGAATCTTTTTTCCAAAAAACACAGTTTAATGCTGCTTTTTATTTAGATCCTATAGGAGGTAAGCTCTACTCAGTTAAACGTACTGAAATAGAAGTTGAACCTGACCCAGTTAAAGAATTTAGTTTTTACGGAGAATTTAAACAAGGAGCATGATAGAAAATTCATTGTGGGTAGAAAAATATCGCCCCAACACACTTGAGAATTATGTTGGTAATGATCACCTTAAGGGAATGATCAAGAGATATTTAGGAGAAAATGATATTCAAAATCTAATTTTTTATGGACCCGCAGGCACTGGAAAAACAACACTTGCTAAACTTCTTACTAAAAACCTTAATTGTGAATATCTTTATATTAATGCCAGCGATGAAAGGGGTATTGAAACGATTAGAGATAAAGTATCAGGATTTGCTAGTACAATGTCGTTTAAACCCCTTAAAGTGGTTATTTTAGATGAAGCTGACTTTCTCACCATCCAGGCTCAGGCTTCACTCCGTAATGTTATTGAAACGTTTTCAAAAAGTACTAGATTTATTTTAACTTGCAATTATGTGGAGCGTATTATTGATCCTCTACAATCACGTTGTCAAGTACTTAAAATTGTACCCCCTAGTAAAGGTGAAGTAGCAAAACATATTTTTAGTGTTTTGTCTCAAGAAAATGTCCAACATAATAATGAACACCTTAAAACACTAGTAAACCAATATTACCCTGATGTGCGTAAAATGCTTAATGTATGTCAAATGTCTACTAATGATGGAGAATTAGAATTAGACCAACAAACACTTGTATCATCTAACTATATTGATAAGGTGATTGAATTGCTCCCTAATAAAAAGTCATTTAAACAAATTAGACAAGTAATTGCCGATTCTAATGTACAGGATTTTGAAGCATTATATAAAACGTTGTATGAACGTATAGACGAATATACTTCCCGCCCTGCGGAAGCAATTATTATTATTGAAGAATATATGTACCATTCAAATTTTCGAATTGATAAAGAAATTAACGTAATGGCATGTATTTCTAAATTACTTGAAATATCTGGTAAAGTTGTTTTATAAGGATATAATAGAATTTGGAGATAGAAAGTTTTTATTGTATCGTACAATAAGAGAAACGGAAAAAACAACCCAAGAAGCTATTAACTTGGTAAAAAAATATTGGCATTGTGATACAGTTTTAAAAAAAGAAAACAATTATTATTTTTGCAACGAAATTCAAACAATAAATTATGAAGAAATCAGAAATGACTCAACAACCCCAAATTGATTTGGGCAAAACCACCTCAGTACCTAATGATTCAGGTGGGCAACTTTTCCAACAAGGATTTGTTTTAAGAAAAGTATCACGTTTTATTACTAATGGGGCCGAAGATGCAGTACTTCCTATTCCTGTATTTTATGATAAAGAAACAGGTAAAATTCTTAAAGATACCTTACCTCCTGAGTTGAGAGAAGAGTATGACACTATTTGATTGGTTAAAAGAATTAACAGGTAAAAAACGAGATTGGGACTCCTTCTCGGATAAAGAGAGGGAGTCCTTTAATCCTTATATGGTTAATCGTTTTTTATCTATGCACGAACCTTTTATTGAATTGGTAAATTGTGTGCAAACAGTCCCTTACACTAGTAAACAAAAATATTACACAGTGTACTGCCAACTTCTCCCTAAAAAGAATGTTTGGCTTAAATATATCAAATCAAAAATGAAACAACCCACCACGGAATTAGTAGAGGCTTTATCTAAAATTTATGAATGTTCTACTCGAGAAGCAGAAACTATAGTTATAACTTTAGACAATGATACTTTAGAGGATATGTTATATAAAGCTGGATACCAGGATAAAGAAGTAATCCAAATGTTTAAATAATGGACAGTATTGTAACCTCAGTTATAGAACAATTTAAAACTCGATCAGAGTTTGGTGAAAAAAAGTATGGTGTTAATATGGATCGTGAAGA